TAAGAAAAGATTTATTAATGAAGGATATATAGTGTTATATGCTGATCAAGATGAAAGGATTTTTCATCCAGATTTACGTAATTATATTATTAACACACTAAACGATTGGATTGCACCTACAGGTATATCATTAATGCAACATGATTCAGAACCTCCTTTAGATGAAACAAAGAAAATATTAGAACAAAGAAGTTGGGGTAAGTTGGATACATATTGGTTTTCTAAAACATGTATATTAAGAAAAGACTTTGAGTGGCTTCCTGGTAGACACACTAGACCTCCCAATTTAAAAATTGATGCAAACATTTATTTAATTGATACAGGCAAATGTTGTAAAGATCTTATGTTAAAAAATAATCAAGAATCAAATAAAATATACAAAAGTGTATTTTGGAGATATTCCACTGATGATAAAAATGTATTTAAAAAAGTGTTTGAAGAACATAAAGGTTCTTTAGAAAAACTTCCTCAAATAATTAAAGATTCACTACTTTTTTAATATAAAATTTTCTAACATTTTTATATAATCATGATTCCAATGTGGTTTTAATATAACATCTCCTGTAGGGATTTTTCCTTTCTTTCTAAGATTTTCTATATGTAAAGAATGTCTTTGTATTATATTAGCTTTTCCAGGAACATCATCTCCTTGTCCACTCATGTGATAGCCTCTTCCTCCCCACATATAAAACCAACTTGCATCTTCTTTAGGCATTTCAGCAAATAACTTCTTACTATGATCTAAAGCATGAATCTTCTCAATAAAGGTCATATCATATCCTGCATTTTCTAAAGGATGTTTTCCTATAGCTTTCCAAGCTTTCTTTGTAAATACAATTCCTGAATTACCTATCCAGCCCACTTGTTCAATTCCTGTAATATGACATAACACTCCTGTTTTCCAATGGATGATGTTATTATCTCCTATAAACTTGGTTACATTATTGAGATGGTTTGGTAGAGCTACATCATCATCATCCCATTGACATATTATATCTCCTGTACATTGTTCTGTGGCATAATTCTCCTTAGCACCAATAGTTGTGAAGGTTTGATCTAGATTATATATTTTAACCTCAGGATGGTCATATATGAGCTTCTGAAGGGGATAATCATTAACTATTATCAGTTCTTTAGGAGAATAGGTTTGTTGGAGGAAACTATGTAAAGATTCCTCCAACATTTCCACTCTTCCATAAGTGATCATCTTACATGATATTAATGGACTATTCATTATTCTATAGATGTTAATTTTAAGAATCTTCCTGCATCAGCAGGATCTAAATAGATTTCACTTTGAAAAGTATTTCTTTCTCGTTTTACACCCTTCATTTTATTAGTTTTAACATCTATATCAGGTACTTCTTGACTTCTTTCATGAAGATCATCTAATAACACTAACACTCTACCATCATCAATAGTGAGAGTTCTCACTATCTTTTCAACATTAAAACTATCCCTAAATTCTTTAAATTCTGGATTCTCTGGGGTTCCACTTACCAGTTCTTTTCTGGTGTAGAAAAATTGATTTTGCATATTTGTTGATTTATAAGGACAGTTGAGACAACCATTGTTGCAACAAAATCCTTGATTTAATAAAAATTGTCTACTTAAAGGTTTATTTCCCATATTCAAAGTCCAGAATCTTACCCACAAGATCACTTCTATGATTGTGTTTAAGCTTAATGTATTTGATATCTAATATTTTCTTGGATAGCTCAATTACATAACTAAGTCCATTCATACCATCCTTGATATCCTTCTGTTCATTATCTCCATTGATAATCATTTTTCCTGTTTTCCCAAGCCTAGTGAGAATAGCCAGCATTTCAGCTTTTGTAAGATTTTGAGCTTCTTCCACCACAAGGACATCATCAATAGTTTTACCTCTAATAAACTGTACTGGAAGGGCATTAACTTTCTTTGAGCTAATAAGCTCTTCAACTTTGACTTTATCATAACATTTAATTAGGTTTTCTTGGAATGCTTCTAAATAGGGATCAAACTTTTCATTAAGAGACCCAGGTAAAAACCCTAATGAATGACCCACTTCTACAGCAGCTCTAGTTACAAGGATTTGATCACATTGTTTCTTAAAGAGAAAGTCTAGAGCACATTGTGCACTTACAAGACTCTTACCACAACCAGCCCTACCAGTGATAACAACTATCTGATTCTCAAGAATTAATCTTTTAACTTCCTTCTGTTCTTCATTAAGAGTGATTTTGTATTTAATGTCTTGTTTACGCTCTCTATTAGTTTCTTTCATACTTGATTTTTAATTGTTTGCGTCTTTCATTCACCTCTTCATATTTATACATATCATTTTCTACAGAAGTGTGTTCATCAAGTGTCAAAAGTATTATATTTTCTTCATCTAAACAAGCTTCTGGATATTTTTCTTTAGGAAGTATGTGATGAAAGTATGTAGACATAGGTTCTTTTCCTAAATATTGCCCAGTAATTTCACTATAATGTGCCCTTTTCTTCCATATAGATAGGAAGAACTCTCTCATTTCTAAAAACTTATCAGGAGATTTGTCCAGTTTTTGTGATAATAAACTGGACTTTTTATTAGTTAAACCCTTACCAGATGATGGTAAAGGCTTTCTAGGTTTATGAGCAAAACAATATTCACTGTCTGCATTCTTTCCACAGGTTTTACATTTCATTTGACTTTGTTATAAGTTTTATAAATACATTTAGCATTATACATATCTATAAAAAAGTTAATTTTCTTTTTCCACTCACTATATAGTTTTTTCTTACGTCCATCTATTTTATCTCCTTCATCTTCTAATTTACTAATTTCATCTTGAATATCAACAAGATTAATGTATTGTTTTTGAAATACATCTAATTCATTATTTTCAATAGATATAATAAGGTTAGTCTTTTTTCTCATTTGTTAATGTTATATATTTTGGTTTAACATATGTAGTTTTTGTATCATAAGACGAATTAATAGTGTTAAATGCTCCTATTCCTGTAGAACCAAATCCTTCTTTTCCTCTTTCTGTTTCTTCTAAATTATCCACTTCTATAAATGTTGCTTGAACCACTGGAGTAATTTTACCTTGAGCTATTCTATCTCCTATTTTAATAATATAAGGAATTTTTTTATCAGAACGAAAATCAATATTATCTACAATTATACCAACCTCTCCTCTAAAATCACTATCAATTGTTCCAGGAGAGTTAGAAATTCTAAGTTTTGTTTTAGCACTTATGCCTGATCTAGGAACAATTTGTAATTCATACCCTTCAGGAATTTCAAAAGATAGTCCTGTTTTTAAAACTTTAGTTTCTCCAGGATATATTTCTGTATGTTGTATTGCATGAATATCAAATCCTGCAGATCCAGAAGTTTGGTATTTAGGAATAATTGCGTCTGGATGTAATATTTTAATATTAACTTTCATTTTTTTCAGATTTTATTTTAATAATAATTTGAGATTTAAGATTATTATATAATTCTTCATTGTCTAACAATAATGCTTTAAATTCATCTGTATCATATTTTATTTCTTCAAAAGTGGTCACTTTTCCCCATTTTTTAATAATTTCATATTCATTAGCAAGATCAATAATTTCTTTAACCTTATCAATACCTATTCCATAAACAACATCAAATTGATGTATTCTATAAGGAGAACTCATTTTATTTTTTGTAGCTTTTACCTTTGTTAAATTACCATAAGTGACATCACCCTCTTTAGCAAGACTTTTGCTCATTTCTATTCTACAGTCAGAATAAAACTTTAAAGCATGTCCTCCTTGAGTGGTGGTGGGATTACCAAACATCATACCAATTTTTTCACGATATTGACTTACCACTAATACACAAACATTATGTTTTGATAATGCACTTTTTAATTTTGGATAGGCATTACTGTTTAATAAAGCTTTTCTACCAATAGCACTATCTCCCACTTCTCCATCTAATACTTTCTTAGGAATTAATGAACTATCAGAATCAATAATAACAAGATCAATTTCTCCTGTATTAATCATTTCCATAGCAATATTAAATCCTTCCTCACCACAACTAGGTTGTGCAATTAATAATTTATTAGTATCTACACCAATAGCTTGAAAATAATTTTTATCAACAGCATGCTCACCATCTATATATAACACTGTGCCTCCTTTCTTTTGACATTCAGCTGCAGCATGTCCACAAACAGTGGATTTACAACTTCCTTCCCATCCCATTAATTCATACATTTTCCCTTTCACCCATCCACCAACACCTAATGTAATATTGTCAAAACCAATACTTCCTGTACTAATTATATCATAATCTCCTGAACTTTTATTATCAAGAGCTAACACTGTACCTACACCATAGGTCTTATTAAGCTTGTCTAATGCTTCTTGAAATTTACCTTTATTTTCTGTTAAAACTTCTTTTGTTTTTGCCATATTTTTGTTGATTTTATATTGTAAAGATAATGAATTTATTTTAATTTAACAAAAAAAAGAGGCCTTAAATGTAGAAACATTGGGCCTCTTATGAATTATCAAATCAAAAACACAAATTTTATTTTTAAGAAATTTCACACTGTCCAGAAGCACAAGCAACAGTCTGACCAAACTCAACATTATCATCAATTTCTATTACTTTAGTTAAGTCTAAAGAATTTAAAGAAGCAAGACGTGTGTTATATTCTTTCTCAGTAATGTCTTCAAAAGGAGCTTGTTGATAGCTTCCTCCAAAATAAGGTAGAACAGAAAGACCATTATAGTGTTCACGATTTTCCCACATCCAAAGTCCTACAGTAAACCACTCATCTGATCCATTCTCAAATAAAATGTATTTAGGTGGTTGATCAGGAGTGATACAAGTTGAATACTTTCTATTACTGTCAATAGAAATTGTAGCAGATACATTGTGTGTGTTATCTCCTTTGATATGACCTGGTCTCACCCATTCTGTAGCAAACTTCTTAACACGTTCTAATGTGTCAATAGCTGTCTCTGTTCTAAATATAGAACCTTCTGGTGCTTTGATGGGTATTCTTACACAAAGTGTATCCTTGGGCCTTAAAACATCATCCTCACATAGTTCTGGATGATTTACCATCATATAAGCTGCAATATCCTCATTTTTATTAAATCTAATAGTGCGAACATAGAATGGAGCATGCCATGCATGAATTCCACTAGATGTTCCTAAAACACAACTAGTTGTACCTGAAGGTTTCACACATGTTATTCTAGCTGCTTCATTAGTTCCTATTATAGCAGAAATCATAGAATTAACCACTTTAGCTGTATTAGCAACTATATTAAGATTATATTTAAGAATTTCTCCTGAACCAATCCCTGTCATACCTATTCCTAATAAAGCATCTTTATCTGTAGTCTTTTTCCATATATCACGTAAATAGTGAAAATCTGTAAAACCAGCTTGTAATGTTCCAAAGAATGCTGCTACAGTTACACGATCATTAATATCTGTTTGATTTTCAACATCAGATACATTTATTTCGCACAAATTGCAAAATTGATATGGTCTAAGTCCTATTTCACAACATGGGTTAGTGCCCCAATCTTCATTGTTAGTCCAATACACACCAGGTTCACCACTTCCAGAAGCTTCTATTCTTTTCCATAAGCTAAAGAATTCTTCTTCTGACACTTCATCACGTTTTAATACAGCAGAGTTATTACTTCTACCTCTTTGTTCATTTAATTCCCACCAAGATCCATATTTACATGTAATCATTTCTTCATCATCATGAGAGAATAAAGAGATCATTGCACTTCTTCTAATACCACCTGCTAATACACTATTAGCAATATGACACAATATATCATGTGCTTCTATAGGAGATAGTTTTTCTCCTTCGTGTTTTCTGTCTAAAATAGCTTGTACATGTGTAAGACAAATTTTTAATGGTTCAGGACCAGGAGCTTTACCACCAGCAGTAATAAGTCTTGCACCTTTATGTCTAATAGCTCTAAAATCAAATGAAGGCATAAACTTACCTTCCATATAAGCTTTGAATAACACCTTTACAGCATCAGCCCAGCCCATAATAGAATCCTCAATAAGATATGTTTTCTTCTTACCAGGTTTTGTAATCACTGGAAGTTGTGCAATATGATGTTTCTGTACAGAATATCCTACACCTGTTCCTCCTAATAACAAGAACATTGTCTCACTAAAGCTATGTAAGCTATCTATAGGAAGAAAACAACAGTTATAGATTCTAGCATTATTCACTTCTGCAGCATTTCCTGCAAACTGTAAAGCTCTCATAGATGGTAAGATTTTCTTCTCTCTAATCATTATAGCACTTTTAACTATAGCATCCTTAAGAGAAGGATATTTCTTAATCATCATGTTCTGATAGCGATCAACTATCTCATCCCAAGTTTCCCTTCTATTTAGTTCAGGAATATATTTTGCATATTTACTAAAAACAGTTAAGTTTGATAAACTCTGTAAACCTAAATCCATAAATTATTTATTTATTTTTTAATTAATTAATTTTAAACCATTCACCATCCCATTTCATTTTTTCATTAATAATAAACTCTTTTTTTAAAATCCTTAGTTTTATATTAGGAAAAGCTTTTAATCTTTCAAGAGTGGTTCTTGATGGTTTATAATTTCCATCAGAAATCCAAATATCTCCATTAATTGTCTTAGCTATTAAATTGTCATGTAAATACATATTTGCCTCTCCTTCTTCTATTCTCACTTTTGTATTTTTTTTTGTAAATCTTTGTTTATTAATAAATGCATTATATGCTTCTTTTGTTATTTTTCTCATAATTTCTTATTTAATATTTCAAATGCCTCTTCTATTACACTTTTTTCAGCATCATTACGTAGAATATATAATTGTTCTGTTTCTTTGTTTATATTATTAATAGTTGATCCAAATAATATTTTTCCACCATTATAATGAACATCTATTTGAATATAAACTTTATGTTCATCTAAAACATCAAATAATGTTCTAGGATTACCATCTATTAACTTTCCAATTTTATCATTATCAATCTCTTGTTGTCTAACATATTCTTTAAAAGTTTTAGGAAGAGTTTCATCTTTTAAAGATTCTAACATTTTTTCTAAAAACCATTGTTTTACAACAATAGCAGTTTTAGAATATTTTTCTAACAATTCTAGTCCATTCATAATTAATAATTTAATAATTTTTGATATTGTTTATCCCACCATTCTGAATCAAATCCATAATCATTTGGTTCATTAATTTTTCTTTTTTTTAAATCTTCATCTATAAGGTTATTTTTATCAGATTCCATCTGACAATAGATTATAAACTTTTCATCACCATATTTTTTAAATAGGTGTTCTGCAATTTCTGTATTATACATATTATTTTATTTTATCTAGGTTTAAAATTTCCTCTTCTTTTATAAACATTTCCCACAACTCTTGAGCATCATCAAATGTTACATTAAGTTTTTTTTCCCAAAATTCTATAAGATCTGGTGTTTTATTAAAAACACGATATTGAAGAGAGATTTCATCTCTACTTAATCCATTTTTTTGAATCTTTATTATTTTTGGAAACATTTCTTGAAAATCTTTAGAGGTTTTAGAATATTTACCTTGTTTGATTAATTGAACATCTTTTTTAAATTTATCATCAATATTGTATACAATAACTACATGTCCATTTTCATAATCATAATCATCTATGACATGTTTTGTTCGTTCGTATTCATTATTAAGAAATGTACGAAATCTATCAAGATTTTCTGGTTTAAATAATAAATAAAGTGAGTTTTCATATTGTACATCTTTTCTACTATCTTCTATATATCCATTTGAATATCCATTAGTTTTTAAATCATCTTTGTTTATTTTTAATATTGGTACTATAAATATACTAGTTATTGTCTTTTTTATTTCCATATTGTTTTTTAATATTTACTATTCCATTATTTAAATAATTGTTTCTATCAATGTTCCATGTATTATTTTCAATAGCCCAGTTTAGATCTTCAATAAGACTTTTAACACCAGGATATATTCTACCTTTATGTTCAAATCCATTATATGCATCATTCATATCTTTTTCAGAAAGAACATATATTAATGGATTATAATAATTTATAGAATCACAAACTATAAATTTAGGAAATTCTACCTTATATCCAAAAAGTTCTCCTTTAAATGTTAAAGATAGTGCAGCATTATAATATAAATATGCTTGTATATAACTTCTTCTATATAGATAATATTCTTCATAGAAGTTTTCAACACTCCAGGTACATTTAAGATCATAAATGTTTATAGTGCGTTCTTCATGATCTATCACTATTTTATCCATCATTGATTTAAACAAATGACCATCAACAGCATATCCTTCTATTTGTAGTTGATTATTAACAGTGAATTTTTTGTCACTAACTAAATTTATTATTTTACTGGTGACAAAATTATTCTTAAGCTCATTAACAATTTTTTCAGAATTTTCAACATCTTCTGTTGTTACCACTGTAAGTCCTTTACTTCTAACTTCTCTGATTTCTTTATAATAAATTTCAGCATCACTTCCTATAAATTTTGTTAAAACTGCTTCAATTTTAATCTTAAATCCACTTTCCATATATGCAGATTTACAAATTTCTTCAAATTCTTCAGTAACTTCACCATCTTCATTAGTAACAGCTTTTGTATGTTTATATAAAGCTTCTACAAATGCTAACATAAGTCCTGTAGGAGAAGTTGCACATGAAGACATATAAAATCTACCATCAAACTCATCTGGTTCTAATAAAAGAGTTTCTACCACTCTTCCTATAGTAGCAGCTTTATTACCTTCATCTTCTATTTTTTCATTTATAATATATTTTTTATAATACTTTCTTTTATCTAAAGAAAATTCTTTAAGACTTGAAGAGGAATCCATATTTAATTTTCTATAACTTGATTCTGTTTTTACTAAATTCATATTAATGGTTTTTATTTAAAAAATCTGTATTTCTTTTTGCTCCTTTAGGCAGCTTTTTTATTATTTCGTCTAATCTCTCTACATCCCATCCATTACCATTCATTGGATTATCATATATTCTAATATCATCTGAATAGAAATGTTTAATAACACCTTTGGGCAGTCTCACCACCCACACTGTATTTACATTCACTCCATAATCTATAATGAACATAGCTTCACCATCTCCTAATGATGTATGAACTTCTATAGTTGGATTAAGTTGTAACATCATCATGAGCTTTCTGTTTAAATGCATCAATAATATATGGTAACATAGCTCTCACTTCTCTTGGCACTCTTTGAAAAAACCATCTTACGTCTATTTCATATTCATATCCATTAGGATCTACTCCTTGAGGATGTATAAGCCAGAATTTATGTTCTTCTCCATTGAGTTCTACAAATCCTTCATACCATATTTCTGTAAATGAAGGTTCTCTATTGATAGAGACTTTTAACTGTTTATCTTCCATGTTTTAAATTTTAACTGTTTATAATTCTGCATCAAAAGAACAAGAACCAAAGTTTTTGATTTGATCTCTGATTTTAACTCCTAGTTTAAGATCTGCATAATCACTAAGCTCATTATTAGAAATTCCTACCTCTTCTAACATCTCATCATTAAAACCATTGTTATCTTCAAAGAATTTATCTATAATTTGTTTCTTTTCACCTAAAGATTCTTCAATATTCTTTATTTCTTCTTCAACACCTTCTAAATCTTCTTCTTGAAAATTATATTGAATGTAACTTGGTTCATTTCCTGATACACCAAATCTATCTGCTGCATTACTTGATTGAATGCCAAACCAAAATTTACCTTCAATATCTCCTGTATAATATCTTCCCATAACTACTTAATTTTTAATTATTTAATTTTATTTTTTGGATTTTTCATCTTGTGTTTTTTTATTGTGGCAGTCACTACATAAACATTGTAGATTATCCACCTCACAGAATAACCTCTCTACGAAGCCTGGGAGGTCATTAGCACACCTTAAAGATCCTGCAGGTGATATATGATCAACATTAATTTTCTTGTCAGGAAACCAATTTAAACACTCTTTACACTGATATTCAAACTTTTGTCTCTTAAGAGGACCTTTATAAGCTCTACGAGATTTCATTTTACATTGTGTAATAGGTTTCCAAAATCTTGATTTCTGTCTAAGCCCACTTCTAATAAAGCTCCAGAAGGCTGATTCTGTGAGTGTACCAGCATTTCTAGTCTTTAATGTTGCAACCTTTTTAGGTTTTTTTATTGCTTTTTTCTTTATCATAATAAATTGGAATGTGTCACAAAGTTATAAAAAAATGTAACACATTCCAAAAAAATATTAAAGAACAGACACTCTATTCAAAATTTCCTTTTTCATATCATCAAGAGAAAGAATAATATTATTAATTTCTTCTATAGATATATTAGGAAGATTAAAACTATGTTTCTTAGTTTCAGAGGTAAAACCTTCTTTAACTTTGTTAATTAAATCATCTAATTCATCAATTGCATATTTCTCATCAATACACAATGTATCAAAATCAACATCATGTAATATAGTGGTTGCTTCTTCTCTAGGAACAGTCATAAATGGAAGATATTCATAACATCTACCCTTTGCTGTACCAATACCCACCACTTTCATTGGATTAATAAGAACAAGAACAGATTGATCACCACATCCCACATAATGAATTTGATCTGATGTGAAATGTAACCCTGCAGCAGCACAATCTTGTGTACTCCAGTTACAATCTGTCATAGGCATACTAGTCACTTGACCAATACGAATATCAAATGTTTTAGTCCAATCATCTGTAAATCTATTCTCTTCTCTATTAGGAAGATCTAAATACAATTCTGTTAATCCACCAATCTTTTGACCATGATCTACAGAAACTGTTTGTTCATATTCATACTCCTCAACTTCTCCTGTTCCATTACATGTACTACAAACATCTTCCTCCTCATTATAATCATCCCACAATTTCCCCTCTCCATTACAATTTTCACAAACAGTAGATGTATATTTCTTAATTATTGTTAAATTATCATTGTTTATAAGTTTATATTCTCCATTTTCTAAGAACACTGTATACTGATCTGGATTCTTTTTCCATACAGCCTTCACTTTATTATATGCATTACTTATAAAATGAACTAATTCTGGAGATCCATGAAGCGTTACAACATTTCTAAGAGCTACAAAGAATCCTTGTTTAGTAATTCTAAATGAATTATCTGTTAAAAATCTATATAATTCATTAGCAACTTCAGCCCTAGGATTTAAACAACACCACATAAAGAACCGTCTTAATGATTGATATTCTTCATTTTTTTCTAATAAAGATTCTGTTTGTTGAATAGAATATTCTTCATATTTGGATATTATTTCTAAGAATTTTTCAATTAATAGTTGTGGAAGTGTCCTATGTATTCCTTTTAAATATACACAATTTTCCACCACTGTAAAATCAGAAAACTGATTTAATAATTCAATCCCTTTCCTTATTGCTTTAGCTTTAAGTATTTCTTTTTCTCTAATAAGTCTTTCTGCTTTTACTTCTTCTGATGCAATAATGTTAAATAGTTGACTTTCACAAGATGAGTTTCTTGCATCTTGAAAGTCTTTTTCATTAGCATTTGGTTTTGTGATAATATTACCATCATTTAATACAATGGTTAATACATCATTAACAAGCTTAATGTTTAAATAGGGTTTACCATTTTCACAAGGTTTGTCTAAATCATTTTCTTTTTCTTCATTTTCAAGCTCCTGAAAAGCTTTTGTTACATTTTTTTCTACTACTTTTTCAATGCTATTTTTAATAGCTTCTTTGAACCATTTTAGGCTAATACTCATTTTGTTTTGTTTTTAATTGTTAAAATATTTAATAAAAGTTTCTGTAAACCATTCATATTTATTTGATGCTATACAATCTATTTCATCTAAGAACTCTTCCCAATTTTTTGGTATTTCTATTTTCCATTTAAGCATTAATGCTTCCCACATTATTTGATGATCATTTATATCTAAATGTGTAAAATTTCCATCTAGAAACATATCATACATTGTGTCTTTTAATTTTACATATTTATCTTTCATTTTGATTAATTTAAAACATCAGAGAACCTATTGTCTCTGATGTTTTTTGTTTGTTAATCTTCAATTAATGGTTCAACAACCTCATCTTGATTCATTTTAATCTTGTAATTTTTCCAATCTATTCTTTTTTTGTAATATTTAAATAAATCTGAAATTGCATTTAATATTTGAGAATCATCTGTTTGATAATATTCAAGCTTATCGCATAAAGGTTGTAAAAATATATAAGAATTACAAATATTATTAATCTCTTTATATATCATAAACATTTCTTCATCATATAGATTATTATCTTTAGCTACATCAAGCATTGCAGTATAAATATTTACATTACTATGACAATAATATTCCTTTTTATAATTCTCAAGAATATTCAACTTATCACTTAAATCTTTAGAAAGTTTAGACAATTGATCTTTTTTCTCAAACACATCAGGATTTTTTTTAATTAACTCATGAATTAAATATGCAGTGATAAGTCTTTTAAATGGTTTATTTTTACCTTCCATAAAAGTTTTAAATTTTATTAAATTATGAATATCAACATTTTCTAAATTTTTTAATTCTCTTTCAGAAAACTGAACAATTTCAACTTTTTTCTTCTTTTTATTATAATTGTTGTTTGTAATATTAAATAATTCATCCATCATTATTATATCATCGTTTCCACCATACACAATTAAACTTTTTGTTTTACTTATATCCTCTAATTTATATGTCTTACTCACCCATTTACAGTTTTTACCATCTACATATCTTTCTAAATCAACAGCCATCTTACCAATAATATCTCCTTTAAGTTTTATTCTTTTTTGAGTGGTGTTAGATGTAATTGTTGTAATTTTAACTTTTTTACGTGCATCTATAAAACTTTCAGGAACTATAATGTCATCAATGTTTATAAAATGTTTTGTAATTGTAGATAATGCATATTGAAACTCTTGAATTAGTTGTCTCCATTTATTTTTAGGATATTGTTGTAATTCAAGCAAATTATAATATGTATTATAATCTATTTTATTTTTATTTATAAAACTACCTAAAGTATTTTTTTTATTTTTTTTGACTAAATATACAGTTGTGTTTTTGTTTAAAGCAACTTGTTGTTTAATATATTCTTTTTTTATTCCAGAAATACGATTATTATAAATATAATAATTATTAGAAGAAATATTTGTAATATTTATACTATTGTAATGATTTTTGTTTTCACTCATTCTACCATTTCTAATAGTAAATTTATTTACATATTCTCCTAATATCTGATCTTTTACAAAACAAATTCTAGAAATGTCTAAATCTTTAACGTTTTTAAGTATTGGTTGTTTTATTTTTATTTTTGTAAAATTTTTTATTAAATTAATATTAAATTTCTTATCAATGTTTAAAAATTTATAATATTTTGCATCCTCATTATAATAACTAATAACACTAATTAAATCTTCACATTCAATAATACTTTCATTAAATTTTTCTATAAAATAAGTGGATACAGTTTCTATTTTTTTTAATATAATTGATTTAGCTTCTTTTGTATATCTAATAGATTCTCTATTTGGTGTAGGAAATATTCCATCTGAAAGACTAAATTTCAAAGCCACTGGAAAATATAATTTTTCTATACCAAGTTTTTGAAAGTCTAAAGGATAATATACATTGTCTAAAGAAATATGCATATATGAATCATCTGATAATTCTGAAAATTGAAAATCTTCACTTCTAAATATATTAAAATTATTACTTATATCTTCACCACAGTCAAAATATACATTTTCAAAATATGCAAGTTGTTCAGCAATTTTATTGTAAAACTCTCTTCTATCATAATATTTAACAGAAATAATTATTTTAACACCATTGTTTTCTGTTGTTTGTTTTTCATATAATAAATCAATGCTGTTCACTTCTTCTCCTTCATACATCATATATTTACGCTCCACACCATCTTTTCTACATACAAAATAAAAACTACTTGAATATGCAAGAGGTGCTTTGAATCCCAACCCCATAGCTCCAATTTCAACATTACTATTTCTTTTTGTAGATTTACCATATTTACTAAGAATATTTCTAACATCATCATCATCCAATCCTGTACCAAAATCTTCTACAGAAAATTCATAGTTATTATCAGTGTTTGGTTTAAAGCTTACAATAATTGGTTTATCTGTATTTATACGTCTATGACTATCTAATGCATTTGATGTACACTCTCTAACAGTAGAACCTATTGCATCTGAATATAAGTTTTTACTTAACATTTGCATTAACACTTGTGCAGAATCTAAATCTAAAGACATTTCAATAGAATCTCCAATCAATCCTTCTTGTAATATTATTGCTTCTGTTTGTTTTTCTAAGATCATTTTTTAATAAAGTTTATTTTTAATAATATTATTTTTGAATTTTCATATCTGTCTCTATCTTCTTTTGTTGTAAATATATCTTCTGGACTATTAATTTTTAACACTCTTGTTGAATGTACAGCATTTATATATGATTTCCAAAGACATTTTGTTGTAAATCCTTTTTGATATAATTTATTCAACCATTGCATTTTTTTATTTTTAGGATTTTCCCATTCTAAATATTGTTCATATTTTTGTTCTGGTGTTCCATACCAATAATATTGTAATGTACCAGATTTTCCAGTTCCACAAAACCAACCAAAGGAAAGATGGTTTCCATCAGCAATACCTATAAAATCTCCTATTTGAATGTCTCCTCCATATTTTAATGTTCTCATAATTATTTATTATTTATTATATATTCAATATCATTAATACATAAGTTTATTTCATGTGTTACACTTGTACAATCATCTTCTATTTCTGATAAACATAATTCATAAAGAGAATTAATTTCTTCTGTATGTACAGGATGATCATTAAGTGTTTTTTTAATATATTTATTTAAATCATTAATATTTGTCATTATATAAATTTTGTTTTAATTAACCAAATTACACGATCATTTAAATTTTGAAATAATTCAAAATTGTGATCTTTATCTGTACATACATATTCATTTGTTTCTCGATTTAATATGGTACCATCGTGTCTAGTCCATGAAGTTATTTTTATTTCTTTTCTTGTAGAACACTTAACAGCTTTATATAATGGTGCTTTAGTATTCCATTTCACTTTAGTTTTACTTAATTGAGGAAGTCTTAATATTTTTAAATATCTAATACTACTTCCTCCAGAAGTTAGTATTTCATCTCCTATTTGCAAATTTTCTATAGTTGTTAACATAATTAATTAAAATGGTGGCTGTTCATTAAGCCAAGTGATTGTATAATTGTTATTTTCTTTTAATATTTTGTTTATTTTAGTAAAAACTCCTTCTGTGCTCCATTCTGTTTGTCTATATGATGCAGATGCTGGATGAGATATTGTAAAAGTCCAATTAAAAAGAGATGTATATTTTTTATATTTAGAAGCATCTTTTCCTAAAAATAAAATAGGTGCACCTTCTGTTTCAATACATTCAAAGAAATGTTTTATAAATGGTTCCCATAGTTCTATATGACTTCCTGCTTTATTTATTTCTGTTGTTAAAGCAGCATTCATCATTAACACTCCTTGATTAGCTAAATAATTAACATCTGGTGTTTTATCATATAAAAGATTAAGACCATCATATAGTTCACGTTCTACACCTTTATAAAACTGTTCTAATGATGGTTGTAATTTTTTTGATATTGAACATCCCATAAGAAGACCATCTGCTATAGGTTGATTATTACTTAATGAATGATAGGGGCACATACCCATCATAACCACTTTTAAATTTGTTAAAGGAGTTTCAAGAAAACATCTAAATACATTAGAAGAAGAAGGAGCAATTTGCTTGCCCCTTCCTGATTCTTTTTTTAAATATTTATAAATCTTGTCACACTCTTCACTTTCTATAAATGGTTGCATTTTATTATGCCAGCTCTCATGGAACATATTTTTGAACTTATCCCAATTTAATCGTTCTTTTGTTTGTATTTCCATATAAAATATAATTTAATTTATAAAATCAATAGCTAATTGTTCAAACACTGGAGTTTGTTTAAATGGAGAAACTAATGCACCAAGTTCATTTACAAAGAAACTATGTGCTAAAGTGTGATTATTCATCCATAATGTAGGATGAATATTTCTCATTGCAAATGTTGTATAATTGTAAAGTTCCCACATGCTATCTGGAGCACCATAATCGTGTGTAGGAGAATTTAATTCTTTTAATATTATATTCATTTGTGTACTTTGAATAAACTGTTCTTCAATTAACATTCTTCCAATTAATTCAGCTTTTGTACGTTTTGTAAGTTCAATTTGCTTCATTTGTTCTCTTTGCTCTTGTATAAAAGTAAACACTTCACCTGCACCTTTAATATAATCTGTAATAGCACTTGGTGTAAAGTCTTGTATATCACCTTTATGTCTTTTCTTAAAGGCACCAAAGTCTCCTGATACACAACCATTAGAACAAATCATGATTATTGTACCAATAGCAAACTTTAAGCTCATGCTTCTATCATAACTATTTTGCCATCCTATTTGTAATTGCATTTCACTATCTGCAACATTACTAATTGTAAATCTACCATTAGCAATTTGACCATCTCTAGCAGAAGAATATATTTCTTTATCTAATATAAATCCTGCACTTTCTATACTTTCTAATGTAAGATTGATTAATTGCTCATGAGCAATTGGTTTATATGTTCTTGTTTGTTTTGGAATTTCAGCAGCTAATAGTAATTGTTTTGTTACACTATAATTTTCCTGATTAGTCATTTTGTTTTAATTTTATTTTTGTTTGAAAAAATTTTGTTAATATACCTTCTAAGTTTTCTATACTAATACATTCTATTTCATCTTCTTCTGTTGTAGATAACCATTCTATTTCGTTTTGAATAGCTTTTATTAAATCATCTAAATTGTGTTGTTTTTGTATCATAATTCTGCTTTTTTAATAAAATAACTTACTACTTCAGGTATATGTTTTTTATAATAAGGCTGTTCAGATTTACACCATTGTTTTACTTGGTCTTTTGTTTCAAATTTCTGATAAGGAAATGTTATTTTCAACTCATCAATAAAATCTTGAACTGTCCATCCTTCCCATACATGTCTGTCTAGATTCATAATTTAGAATTTTAATATTTGTAAATAACTTTGATAGGCTTCATCATATGTATAAGCCCAAATTTTATAACCATCAATTTCAAATAATTTCTTTTCCATTATATTAGTTTTTTTTGTTTAAAATAATTTTCTATTGTTTTTAGTCCATGTATTTTTCCAAGATCAGCAAAATCATTGATTCCTTCTAATAAATAAGTGCGAGGAACATTAATATATCCAAAATCAAACATTTTAGTTATTTGTTGACTATTAACCACTCCTGGTTCATCACTATCAAATCCTAAAACTTGTTTATCAGAATTTGCTTTAAGATATTCTACATTTTCTTTAGAAAAACATCCAACTCCTTCATTTTGTACAGCACATACACAAGGAAACACTTTTTTTATCACCATATAATCCTTTTTAGATTTAGATATGAAGGCTGTATCACAATTTATTATGTCTCTTTTACCATCCATTGTTGTTATGGGAACATTGTTAGGCACCCATTTATTCTTTTTTGCTTGAAAAGGACGATATATTTTCCAAAAGCCATCATAAAAATAACCAAATTTAAGATCATTATCATTCATAGCAAATCTTTGTTTATTCAAATACACCTTACTTATTGAATAAACATTTTCTCTTCTAAGATCTGAAACATCTTGATAATAACTATTCCAATAATTAAGTTCTTCTTGTGTAAAACTTTTTGTTATCACTTGAATTAAAGAATATCTTTTTCCTTCACTTTCTGGTTGTTTATATTTTTCTATAATTTTTTTATATTCAACATTATATTTTCCTGATAATATTCCTAAGTTAAAATCTTTATTTATTAAAACAAGTGTTTCATTTATATTAGATAGATTAAATAATAATTTAACAAATGTAAAACAATCACCTTTTTTAGAAGTGTCTGTAAAATCTATAAAAGATAGATTACCCAATTTATTTCCTATTAAAAAGGAAGGGTTTCTCTCATTTCTAAAAGGAGAAAAAGTAACTTGATTAATTTTCCAAGATTTGGTAGGCATATACCATCTGAATATATCATATTCACTAATTTTTTTAAGAATAGTTTCAGTGGTGAGATGTTCTTTCTTTTTACCTATAATCATGATGTATAAATAAAAAATCCTCCACTATTTCTAATGAAGGATTTTAGTTAATTAAATTAATTAATAATTAGGACTATCAGGAGCAATCACTTTATCTGATGCAACTAAATTATCATCTGGATTATAATCATGCATTTTTGATAATTCAAAATAAGATTTACATCCATATTCTCCATGAATTTCACTTATATATTTTTCAACAGGAGTTTTCTTTCCTTTTTTATTTTTAATAGAATTTATTATAAAACCATCATTATAATTTACAACATTAAAATGTTTAAGAAGATATGCAGGAATAAAACCTTTATTATAAATTTCTTGATATTCTTTCACTTCATCTTCTTTAATTACTGTTTTAATACATGCCATAGCACCTACATTTGTACAAAAATCACCATTTAGTTCATCAGTGATTTCATTAAATTTACCAGAAATTAATGCTTTCCAAGATAACATAAGTTTTGCATCCTCATCACGAAGATTTAATTCACCTAACCAAATAGTTAAGAATTTATAAAATTCTTCTTCTCCATCAAATGCTTCACGTACATCTCTTTCTGTAAACCATTCTGGTAATTCACTAACACTTGTTCCCCAAAAACATTTACCAATACTATTAATATATTGTGTTTTAAGTTCATCTTTACTAGTTCTAATTTTATCTTTTATAAAGAAAGTAGATTTAAATTTTTGTTTAGTTTTAATTTCTTCCAACCATACATCAAATCTAACTAAATCATATTCTCCACTGTTTGTTTTTGATACATATTCTAAATCTTCTGATGTCTCAATGTTTAATAAATCTTTAAATTCTTCAGCAGTGGGATTAATTGCTAACACCTTTGCTTCAAATAATCCTACTTTTTTTGTAAATGATAATGATTCTTTCTTTTTTCCTGAAATGCTACTCATGTTTTTTAGTTTTTATTGTTTGTTAAATTATTAAATATATTTTATTTGTATATATTTTCCCAAAATGTTTCTATTTCTCCATTTTTATTTTGTTTGGAAATTAATATTTTCCCTTTTAATTGAGGAGATCTGCTACCAGATATAATACTATCGTTTTGAACATTAAAATTTAAATATCTATCATTATCATCCACCACTAGTTTTGCTAAAGCAGTCACTCTTGATGCAAATATTAATTTTAACTTTCCAGTGAGAGCTATTTCAGAACCCACAACTTGTTCTTTTCCATTATCTTTGATATATTTATCTACAACATGTGCAGCATATAATCTATATGGAGAAATTTGTCTAAATATTTCAAATTGTTGCATAAACCAACTTCTAGTGTGTTGATAACCAGCTCCTTCAGGAAGAGATAGTACAGATTTAAACTCACTATCTTCTGGAGTGTATGCTTTACCTGTTTCTATATTTCCTTCTCTATTAAATTTTTTACCAATAATAGTGTTCATATAACTTAAAGTGCCACCTATTTCTGACATATCATCAAGATCTGATAATCCATCAATTATTAAATATTCATATTTTCCTTTGTTTTCTAATAGTAAATTACGATATTTGATATAATTCTGAAAAGATTCCCATCTAGTTGTATCTTGTTCAACATATGTACTTAATTTTCTAGCAGCGATATATTCATATCCTCCTTTTTCAAGATCTAAAACAATAGCATTATATTTTTCTGTAAATTTTCCAAATATAGTTCCTTTACCTGCCTTAGGTATAGATATTATAGCAAGATCTCTGGGTGCAGATGTAGTTATTTTACTAATCTCATCTGGTAGTGTTAATTCTTCTGTTTCTTTTGTTTTTTCTTTCATCATAATTTATTTATTTATTGTTTAAAGATACATCAATTTCTTCAAAAAACAAAACTTTTTTAGAAGATTTATTATACATTGTTGGATCTTTTTTTATAATATTTACTAATTCCACTAACTTTTCTAAATTATGACTACCAATGACATATTCATCATCTACTATAAGCTCATACCAATCTTCTTTACTGAATTTTTTTTCTATAATAATTTCTATTTTCATATATATTTAATTTTATTGTTATTTAATAAAGATAAACTTTCTTTAATCTTTTTTAATTCTGGTTTTTCATTTAAGCAGAGAATATGTAAATCAGCCATTTTGCCCTTATAATCTAATTTTATTGCCCTATTTAGAATTTGTGAGCTTTCCTCTGCATTATATGTAAAATTTAATAATATAACACTATCAAGGTTTTTATATGTCACTCCCATCTTACCCATAGCTGCTAAAGCTAAATGATTGTGTTTTTCTTCTTGAAATCCAACAAACCCATCATCATTTAATGATTTACTATGATATGAGGGCACACCAACCTCATCAGCCACTTTTGATAGCCCTGTGAAGATAATCACTCGTTTATCCATCATTTGCTTTAAAATCGCCTGTAAATGCTTCATTTTACCTATTGAAGAAGAAGATAGCCTATTTCTAGCTAATGAAAGATACATTGCATTTCTTTTTTCTTGTATGAGTTTATCAATTACCCAGGAATATCCATCATATCTCTGTTTTTCTGTTTTTATTTTTCCTTTCTTATCTTTTATTTTTACCAAATTATCTAATTCTACTAAATGCACACTAATTTGATAATCAGCAAGAATACCATCATCTATACCCTGAAGTGTGGTGTATTTACCAATTTCTTTAACTGTCCATTGTCCTTTGGTTTCTTCTGATATAGTGCCTGATAATAATAATGATTTATTAGAATTTTTTATAATATCTTTAGCATAGTTTCTTTCATTTTCTGAACAAGAATGAAACTCATCAATAATTACAAAATCAAACTCATATTGTGTATATTTTTTTAAAGAGCTGAAATTGACATATGTAATGTTTGGATTGGAATATTTCCATAAAAGACACTCATCTTCCCATGTATTTTTTAATTTATTATCAGGATAGGCTATTAATATTGTACAATGATATTCATATAATAATTTAAGTAGTTCTATACTAATTCTACATTTACCAAATCGCATAGCTAAATCAAAATAACCAACATTATTAGTTTTGTAAAAATCTATTCCTTTATCTATAAAAGTTTTTTGTAATATATCATGTTTTGTCATAAATAAGAAATTAACACTCCTTGGTTATCAAGTAGTTTTATAATATTATATTTTTTATCATATTTATCACACACTTTTTCAAAAATTAAATTTAAATCAATCATATGTGTTCTTGTCCAAATAGAAATATATGTAAAAAAATTATTAAATGATAAAAAAGGTTTATGTTTATCACTATTGAAGTTTTCTAAATAATATTCATATACTATTGTAAAAGAATTACTTTTTTTAAAAATTATGTATTCTGCTTTTGTCATAAGTGATAATAAATGTTATTGACCAAAAAAACCATTCAAAATTTATAGCTACATGTTTATCATATTTATTGATATTATTTAACACTGAAATAGTGGGAAATAACACTATTTGCCAAAAATGATCTTTATTGCTAGGGTAGGTATTAAATCTAACTGTGTTTATTTTCATAATTTATTTATTTATTTAAAAAATAGCTTTTATTTATAACAGATATATAATCATTTTCTGTCATCTCTTTTTGTTTAGGAAGTTCTTTAAACATTCCAATTTGTCCTATAAATCCAAGACCTATTCTAACATCGTCTTCACCATAACTATTTTTTATAAGTCTAACACTTCTAAAATATTTTGCTCCATATTCATCTTTTAACTTATTTAATTCATATCCAGATAAATCTGCCACTTTATATCTCATAGGATCAAATAAAGCTAATACAATATCAGCATCATTTTGTGTTTGTGAACTATCAGCAAAATCTTCTAATTGTGGTTCTACATCTCCATTTCTAAGTCTTATAGGACTTGATATATCTCTATTGAACTGGCTCACTACAACAGGAGTGTATCCATAAAAATCTCTAGCATATCTAAGCTCATCTGACATTTTATCTATAGCTGCTTTTTTATTAGGTTGGTCTTTTGTAGTTTTTAACAATCCTATATGATCTAGAATAACAAGAGTGATTTCATTTTCATTAAAAGGAACATAATGTTTATTATATTTATCTAATTGAATAATCTCACCATTTTGTAAAGCATGAGCCTTTAATTCTTTAGCAATCCCCACTGGATTCTCTGGACCATCAATAATTGTAATTACATCATTCATTTTTTCTATATAATCCTCATATGTAAGAAAAAGATCATGTTCATCATGTGTCATTTTTTCTGTCCATCCTAATAGCTTAGAAACAGGAATAATAAACCCATGGTCTAAAAATATTTTTCTACTCACCCATTTAGCAAATTTATATGTTCTAGATCTTTCCATTGAACGATATATAATACGTAACTTTATTTTTGGGTCTTTTTGATTAATATACCAATCAAATGGATTGAGAACAAATGCATCATCAATAAAACTTGTTTTACCACTTCCAGTGAGACCGCCTATAAGAAAATACATGCTTTTCTTAATACCTATATATCTATTTAACCTATTAAATCCCATAGGAATACCATTATTTCTTCCATCAAGTCCTGCTTGCACTTCATTTTTAAGTAGTTCAAAGCTCATATATTTTTTTTTAATTTGTCACAAATATTTGAAAAACTGTGACACTTTTGTAACATATTTATATACTTATTTGTTACAAAAAATAGGTGCAAAGTTTAATTTATGGGTGCAATTTATACTGTGAGTATAAAAATGAGTGCTTTGTTAAATAATGTATGGTAATTCGGACATTATCCGAATTAATAAACTTAATTTATCATAAATCATTCATAATTGCATATAATTGTGTCTTTTACTGCACTTTTGTATGTAAATACGTATATTACCGTATTATTACATATCAAATAGGCATTTTACTGCACTTTTTGTTTTTAGTGTGTTATATATCTGTGCCTCCTTCCACTTGGTGTATTTCTTTAATTTTATATCCTTCTTTAATTAATTCAATGAATGGTTCAAAAGTTTTTTGATTTAAATATGTAAGACTATTTTGCATAAAAGTCATTCTATTTGATTTATTCTTAATAGAATTTTCTTTTTTCTGTAGCACTTCATATTCTAAAGCACTAATTAAATCTGTAGCAGTGTAATCTCCCTCATTAAGAATTTTATTAAATTTAAGGTTACATTGCTCTTTATCTTTTCTTAATCCTCTAGTTCCTGTAAAACTAACACCTTTATATTTAAATGTATCAGTTCCTGGATATTTTTTCCACCATAATTCAAAATCATCAACTGAAACTTTGGTTTTAATTAATTTTACATTTGATTCTTCACTATTTAAGAATTCTAATATTTTTTTTCCTGATAGTGTAATTGTGTTTTTTTCTGTTATAAGTCCTTTTCTATATATAGATTGATATAATGCACTTAATTTAATATGACTATTGATTGTATCATCATTGCATAAAGCTTTGACATCTATGTTTTCTTCTATTAACTTAAGAAGAAAAAGCATATCAAGAGTGTATCCATTTTTATATATTTCATTAAAATGGAAAAATGTCAATGATAGATTCATCTTTTTTTAATATTTTTTCGTTTAAAAGAATAATGTTAGCAGGTTTTCTATTTGATTCTTCCCATTCCCAGTATAAATCTTCTGTTATTTTTTGTTGTTCATACAAATATACAAAATATTTATCAGATTCTTTTTCCCAATCTTCATTAATTATATTCATTATTAAAATTTTAAAATGTTAAGTGAATCATACAATAATTCTTTTTGTCTATTTATCAAGGACAGATAATAAAAATCTCTCATCAAACCATGCAAATGTCATCTCAGCTCTTTGTCTATTACATTTAAACACTTTTTTAATAAGAAGAATAGCATATCTTTTGAATTCAACGTATTTCTCGTGTGTAATTTTCCAATTAAAAAACCACATGTCATCAAGTAATGCTTCTTCCATTGTTTTTCCCACCATTGCTAATTGATATTTAATCAAATGTTCAGCTAC